TGGAAATTATTAATCAGGCTTCGGCGCGGCAGAAAGATATTGACCAAGGACAAAGTATCAATTTCATGATTCCTCCTGAGACTCCTGTAAAGGACATGAGCCTTCTTTTGATTGAAGCGTGGCGAAAAGGACTAAAAGGAGTCTATTACCAACGCTCTAGTAATCCTAGTCAGCAATTGGCCAGATCGATTCTTAATTGTTCGTCTTGCGAAGCGTAGAATCCAAAGCTTAAATGGTTCCTTTTCCGTACAGATGACGGTTTAGGAACCATTTAAACTGATGTTGGCATAATAATTTCTCTTGACTTTTCAAAATTCCCGCCGTATACTTGAATACGGGCGATGCCCCACTTGGCGGACTGTAAATCCGTTGCCATTATAACAAAGTGGAAGGCGGCGATGGGTGCAATTCCCTCATCTCCCACCAAAATTTAATATTATGATTGTAAAAAATAAAGCCCTAAGTAAAAAAAAGCCTGCTGTAAAAATCCGCGCCATGCTGCTACGCCTCATAGATGATTCTATGTTGGTAATTCCTGATTCAGAAATTAAACAGATTAGCGCCTCGACATTTGAAGGTCGTAATGAAACTTGCCAAGTTAATACTTTTCGGACTAAAGAGTCAATGGATAAAATTATTTCCCGACTAGGATGGGAAGTCTCGGTGCCTGGTGAAGGATGAAGAAAAAATTAAAATCATTGGCAAAATATATCTTTCCTATAATTACTGATATTGAAAAGGAAAAAATAAAGATTCAAGCAGAAATTGAGGAGATTAAAAAGTTGGAAGAAGTTAGGAAAAAAGTAGACTCTAAATACAATTAAAGGCGTGATATGGAAAATTCTACATCTGATAATATTCATTATTTGTTTTATAAGCAGTCTCCGAAATCTAAAAAAGTAGAAGCTGTTGTAACAGTTCGGATTGAAGAAAAAACAGAACCCGATTCTAGCTATAAAATATGGGCCGCATATAGATGGCTTGATAAATATAGCATTGGCCAAGAATGTAGTTTAGTTGCATATTTTGACAATCTTGATAATTTACAAGATTTTGAAACATGGGAGTGCCAAGACGATTGGGATCAAATTGAAAATGAAGATGATTTCATGGTGCTCCAAACAGTATGGGATTACATGTATGAAAATTTAATTAATGTTAATGACAATGGAATTATAACTATTCAACCATCTGTTAATATTCCAGCGCAAACTATTATGACCAATGATTTTCCTCTTGACCGCTTGCAAGAAATCGTTGACTACTGGCCATTGAATTTAAATTTTTTCTGAAATTTGTTGACTTATTCTGAATCTGTAGTAGTAGTGTAATATGACTCATAAAGAACTAACGAAACCACTGGAAAAGCCAAAACGGAAACTTTGCCCATCTGAAATTCAAAGCCGCGAAGACTACCGTTCATTAGTTGTTGTCCGTAAGGCTAAGACAGAAAACTATTCCACTAGAGTTACTAGTATTGAGCCTATTAAATCTCTTAGAGATGATTGGGACGATTCTGCGGAGGATAAAGCGAAATTTAAAGAATGGCTTGTTGCCAACACCTTAAGTAAATAATAATATGGAACATGCTATAGAAACAAATGTAAAAACGGCAACATTATCACTTTGTTCGGCAAAGTTAATAGCCGAGTTTCGGCAGGGGTTGGGCGCGATGTTTACAAATGCAATTGATTTTTATGTTAATACAGATGGAGTGTTCATAAAGCATGAATGGGCAATGGGCGGTCAAAGTAAATCTTTGGTCGATCAAATACCTGAAAACATTTCTGGATATAAAAGAATTTCGTGAAATCTACTATAAAGTTAAATCGTATAAAAATGCCGATCTGTCCTTATTGTAAAGCTGAAATGAAACCAGTTACTTACCAAGGATTTTACTATGGCTCTTTCACGGCGTGGCAATGTAAATGCGAGAGGATTCCAAATAAAGAAAAACAAACTGGCGAATAAGCACAATATATTAATTTTTTAAAATTTATGATGACTCACGAAGAACTAGTAAAAACACTGAAAAAACCTGGCGAACAAATTCTAGAAACGCTGACTCCTGAAAAAGTTGACCTATGGCACATGGCGACTTTACTAGTGGGTGAAGCGGCAGAAATTCTAGACGCTGTTAAAAAACACGTTGTCTATAATAAAAAACTAGATGTTGAAAATATTCATGAAGAAATGGGAGACCTTGAATTTGGCGCAGAAGGAATTCGACAGATTCTAGGTCTTTTAAGATCTTCTATTCTTGACGGGAATAAGGCAAAGCTAATGTTGCGGTATGCAGATGGATATTCTGATTCAGCGGCACAAATTCGCCAAGACAAAATTGAAGATTTCAAATATTTAAATGAGGAGGCAGCAAGCTAAATGACATCCGCCAAAATTATCAAACATTCTATCACTGAATGGGGTCAAGAAATTATTACATTTGAGCTAGAATATCCACGGATCATTCACTCAGAATTGTTGACACATAAAATTCTATCAAAATCATCCGCGAGTTCCAGAGCTATTCCAATTCTGACGATGATTAAAGCTGTATGGAACAATCCTGCCGCACCTGTAAGCTGGGGAAAAAACCAAGCAGGAATGTCAGCAAAGGAAGATTTGACAGGCTGGAGGCTATTTACCGCAAAAAAGATTTGGGATTTATCCTCAAAATTCAATTGTATTTTTTCTTTTGCCCTTTCAAAAATTGGAGCGCATAAGCAAATAGCTAATCGTTTAACTGAATCTTCTTCTTTTATCAAAGTTTTAGTGACGGGGACAAATTTTGAAAATTGGTATAAGCTTCGAGATCACAAAGATGCTGATCCTACGATTCATCAATTGGCGGCTAATATGAAAAAGGCTCATGATGGAAGTACTCCTAAACTATTAAAATCTGGTGAATGGCATCTTCCTTACGTAGAAGATGATGGACTAGAGTTTGACATAGATAGTAAACTGAAACTATCCGCTTCTCTTTGCGCTCAAACATCATACCGAAAAGCCGATGAAAGCTTAGAGAAGGCTTGCCGAATCTACGACAAATTGGTCGATAGCGAACCTGCTCATTTTTCACCCATGGAACATCAAGCAACTCCACTTTATGACCAATCAAGTATCTTTTTCACCCATAAAGACAAGCTGGGACGTTTATGGTCAGGCAACTTTTGCGGGTGGGGGCAATATCGGCAAAAAATTCAAAATGAGAAAAGTTTAGAGCCGATGACATGCAAATCTTCAATTTAGTAGATTGACCAAATTTTAAATTTCCTATATAATATACACAGATGGACGAAAAAGAATTAGAAGAGCTTGGTTCGGATTTTGCAATGCAATGTGCCGTAAGTTACTCCAAAATGGCTTGGCGTGACGAGGAAGATTTTAAGGCACTGAAAAGGATTATTCATGCAGAATTTAAATCCGTAATCGTACCATTTCTTAATAATGGGCTAAGGTCCCCTATGGACCCCCAATAGCTACCGGGCTTCCGGAATTTTTATGAATAAAAACACACTGAATAACCACAATGGGCGCTTCACATCTCTCTCTTTCCGTAACGGGAATAAGACAGAATGCTATTGCGCGAAGATCCTCAAAGTTACTGATCAAACCGTTAAATTTCGAGATGTCAATAGCGGCGAGATTATCCTGAAAAAGATCAGTTCTTTTATTCAGTAAATCCGCTTTGTTGATTTATCCATTTTTGACTACACTTTTTCTTAAAAAGTTTTGACCGGTCAAGAAAAATTCGACACCTGCTGCTACCGAAGCGACGAGCCTCATAATGTGGTTTCCGTTGCACAAATCGGTTGCGGCGGGTGTTTCAAGGGCCAGACATCTGGCTACTTTTGTTGGAAAAAGAATATTAATCCAGTCGTCCCAAAAATTTGTGAGGGATGTAAGAGTTATGCCGCAGAAAGGCCGACTAGCCCATTTGGGAATTAAAAATAATTATTATGGCAATTAAGAAGGAAAAAGAAGAAGAAGGTAATGAATCAATTCGGGTATTATCAAATATCCTGAAAGCAAATAAAGAAGATCATTACAACTTTGAAGATACTATCTACTATAAAGTTCCGTCTTCTAGTATGTTAATGAATTCACAGATGGATGGTGGATTAGAACCAGGAGCGCATCGATTCATTGGAGCGCCTTCGGGAGGAAAAACTAGTGCGGCACTAGATTATATGTTTCATTTTCTTCAGGGCAATGGCGATAAATTTGAGCGTCGTGGGATTTACTTCCGTTGCGAGGGAAAGCTTTCTCCAAATTCCCAAAAACGCTCTGGTATTAAATTCGTAGAAAATGAAGAAGAGTGGGAGAACGGAACCTGTTTTATTGTTGACAGCAATATTTTTGAGTTCGTTTTCCAAATGATCCGTGATCTGCTTCAGTTCAATAAGTCCAAGTGTAAATATTTCTTTATCATGGATAGTCTTGACATGATGATTAAAAAAGAGGATGCTTTGAAACCATTCGGTGTTGCTGGACAAGTTGCAGGAGGAGCTTTATTGACATCAGTTTTCTTTAAAACCGTATCAATTGCTCTTTCAAAGCGTGGACATTATACGGTTTTAATCTCCCAAGTACGAGATACAATTAAGATCAATACTTACGAAAAAAGTAATCCCAAGCAGGGATCTGCGAGTGGAGGACACGCTGTAGAACACGCGGCTGGATGGGTTTTAGACTTTCAGCCTCGCTGGGAAACGGATATCATTCGCGAAGGAGACGAAAAAAAATCAAAGCCAATCGGTCATTACGCAAAATGCAAAATTGTCAAATCTGACAACGAAAGTTATTTGAGAGAAATTCGATATCCAATTCGTTATGGACAGACTGATGGAAAATCTGTTTGGCGTGAAAAAGAGGTTCTTGATTTGCTTGAAATGTGGCAGCTTGTTTCTCGACCAGAAGGTAAGGGTCAGATGTATTATCCGCATCCAAATTTAATTAAGGATTTAGCTCGTGGAGGATTTGAGCCAGAAGAAAAGTTCCGGGGAATCGGAGCAGTTGGCAAATGGCTGGATGATAATCCAGCAATCGTTGATTTTCTCTCCAAGGAGTTTATTATAAGAGTTGAACAGGGTTGACCCGTGAAATTCTCCAAGCTAAACAATCCAGAAAAGATTGTTAATATTTCAGTCTCAAAATATTTAGTAGACTGGGATCGAAAAGTTTCAAAGCCCCAATTAGCTACTAAATTATTTTTACGGCAATATTGGGAAACGTCTACTATTCTTGAAGAATTTATTATTCCAGGGAGTAGATTGCGGGTAGACTTGATTAATTTGACAACCAAGGTTTTTTTGGAAGTCTCGCCAAACTCAACTCATAAAAAGTTCAATCCTTTTATGCATGGGTCGCGAATTGGATTTCTTGGAACTATTAAAAGAGATGAGCAAAAGAGAGTTTGGGCAGAACAAAATGGATTTCATTATGTTGAATTAACTGATTTACATTTAAAAAACTTAAGCAAGGAAACATTTGCAGAATTAGGAGTAGACTTATGATCTTCACTACCCTCGGCGGCAATGAAATTCCGCTTGGTCTAGCTCCATACAAGATCAAATGGAAAGCCGCAAGCTTATCGAAGTTTCAAACCCGGATTAAGAAATTTTTCTGTGATCACTATTCGCATTTAGAATGGTATGAGGAGGTGCCGCTCTGTGGAAAAGATATCAATCGGCTTAGATGGGATTTCCTTTGTGTTTTTGAGGATAAAAAAGAGGAGAAGCAGAAAGTTTTTATCGAAGTGGATGGGAATCAGCATTCTATTTTTTCGAAACATTTCCATGGAACTATGGAAAAATTTGAAGATCAATTAACGAGGGACGGTTTAAAAGAACTATTCGCCGCTAAGAATTCAAAGTTTCCTATAATTCGTTTTTTTGAGGATGATCCAGAACTTACGATTAAGTGGTTTGAAAAAACTTATCCAAATATACTTCCGCGAAAAAATAGTTGACAATCACCCAAAACGGTTATATACTTTAAAATGGAAACTGAAGATCTAGAACGTGAATTGCGCCGCAGAAAAGAAAAGCACAACATCAAGGTTGGGCCAATTGTAGTAGCGTTGGATTTTGATGAAATGCTAGCAGTGATGCGACAAATTGAGCCTCTTGTCGAGATGTAAGATGGCAAAGTAAATCCTAATCTAAATGGAATAAATATGCCCCGACCCAAAAAACAGCCTATTCCTATAGGGAATTTCCCTATATCAAAACGCACGATTAATCTTCTCCAATCCGCCCAAATCAACACTTCGGCGGATTTTTCAAATTTTACTCTCCAAGACATTAAGGCTCTAGATGGCTTAGGTGCAGTCTTGCTGACTGAATTACGGTTATTTCTACGTGAAGCTGGAATTAAGTTAAAGAAGGGTCCAGTGAAGGAAAAGAAATTGCCTAAATGGGACCCAGAGACTAAAGAGATCATGCTTCATGTTTTAGATGGTCAAGTAAGTAATTATGCCATTGAGCACCAAAAATGTGGACAATTGATTGAGAGGTACGGAAAGGAGACCGTAAGAAATATGAAGATTCCTGAAAGAATTCAGCCGCCGACGTTTAGATATTTTTTTACGGGTGGAATGATCGCATCTTGGTGCGATGAATTCTTTAGGAAGTTTGCACCAGTCAGGCTCATAGAGGCCCCTAAAATCGATTTAGAGGAAGCTGGTGGGGTAGAGGAGGTTTTAGAGCTTGCAAACGCTCCAGAGGTAGTGTATGTAGCCAAGAAGAAGGCTCCTAGTAGCTTAGCGGACTTTTTGAATTTGAGAAAATGAAAATTTTAGTTTTCATAGAAAACCTTTATTGTAAAATTAATTATTGATGTCAAAACGAATTATTACCGGAGAAGTTGAGCGTTGTTTGATTTCATGTTTTTTCAAAGATCCTGGATGGCTTGGAGAAGTTGGAGAACATCTAAAGCCAGACTTCTTCTCTTTTCCTCCTAATCAGAAGATATTTTCGGCAATTAAAACTCTTTATGCTGAAACAAAAACACTAGATGAGCATTTATTAATTTCTAGATTGAATTTGATGGGACTTAGTTCCGTAGAGGGCCTTGATGTTGCCGACTACGTTACTTCAATTTCGCATATGTCTATTAATTTAGACGCCAAAATTGCATACCTAGACGAATTAACTAAATTCCATTGGTCTCGGCAGACATATAAGAAACTTATTCAGGCGCAGAAATTTATTGAGACAAGTTTAGAAAATCCTGAGATTAATTTTCGAGATATTCTATCGGGGACAGAGAAGATCGTTACTGATGCTGTTACAATTGAATCTGTATTAGGAGAAGACCAAAGCTTTACCGATATCAATGGGGATATGGAGGCTTTGCTAAACGAAGGATTAGGAAATAAAGGAGAGCTTGGACTCCCGTCGCCTTTCCCAATTTTTAATCGTTGGTACGGGCAGTTTATGATTGGAGGTCTGTATGTTTTTGCCGCTTCATCCAAGGTAGGCAAGAGTTCTTTTTTATCAGCTTTGACAGATCATTTTGTTGAACTTGGAGCGAAGAGGGAGAAGGGGAAAATTCGGGTTCTTTTTATTGATACCGAAATGACAAAAAGAGAGGTAGCTTGCCGAAAAATGGCAGCGAAAAGTGGAGTAAATGCATTTTATTATCTCAATGGCAAATTCGCGGAAGATAAAGATCGCTTAGAAAAAACTCAAGACTCGCTCCAATCGTTTAGAGATAAGGCTGGAACAATCTACCATCATTATTTACCAACAGCGGATATTCATAAGATCGAAAGTGTAGCAAAAAGATTCCATTCTAAATTTGTTGGACCAGATGATATTTTTGTATGCGTTTTAGATTATCTAAAGTTTGCCGGAAATGAAGATCGAACTGCTGGAAATGGAGGCCAAGCATTAAAAGAGTATGAGCTAATCGGCATGAAAACAGATCTTATGAAACAATTAGCGGAAAAGCTGCCAAGAACAATTTCCATTACAGCCATCCAGACAAATAGATCTTCAGAAATCGCACAGGCTGACCGGGTAAAGTGGTACAGCACTGGAATTTTTAGCTTAACCCGTAAAAGTCCAGAAGAGATTGGAACAGAAAGTAATAAATTTGGGAGTCACAAACTGAGTATGATTGTTGTACGAAATCTTGGAGAATTCGCTGATGAGTCTGGCCCTTTTGAAGTATTAGAAGGAAACCAAACAGTTTGGGTAGAGAATCATATTAATCTAAATTTTTCTAATTTTCGAGTTACAGAGGCAGGAACTTATAAGGACGTTGTTGCGGCGTTGGGATCAGCAGGTCAACTCACTCCTCGTCAAAGCTCTTCAGATCGCAATAAAGCAACTTACTCGAAATATTCAAAATAATCTTAAAATTGACCAATCCTTAAAAACTCTATATACTAAATTAGTCAAACTTTAATATGCCCGCAAAAATCCAGAAACCTAAAAAAACCGTAACAAAAAAATGGTTTATCACATCCCAAATTTTTAATTCCTCGCAACAGCTTGACCATGTAAAAGAATTAGCATTTAAAGAAAGAGCTACTTATCGCCACTCAGCACCTTCTGAAATTTTGACAAAAGAAGATCTGAAAAACTCCCGTGAGGTAGTAAAAGATATGCAGAAGATGGTTTCGCTTACGAAAGACGGCGATATGGAAATGAAGGAGGTCGCATTTACGCACTGGGATAAAAATGGCTGGCGCTTCTATATTCAGCCTGAGACCTTGGAAGATTTAGAGAACTTCGTTAAAGAGACAGGTTTTGAAGCAGGAATTAATGTCATTGACCCGGAAGAATGGGAAGATGATGACGAAGAGGCTTGGAGTGAAAATCAGATTGGAATGCCTTTACCGGAAGAACCTTTTGTAATCCTCCAACTGATGGATAGCTTCCTTATGGACGAAAACCAAGGTGGAGAAAGTAATTGTGGGGACCCAGGATGCTCTGAATGCAATCCAGACGACTAAATAAATCTGAAAGCCCATTTGACAATAGAAAAAATCAGACTACGGTAATCAAGCTCAATCAAATATAATCTATGACAAAACTTATGCTATCGCCGACAATTGGAAGAAGCTGCGACCTTCCAAACTCAATTAAACAATTTCTTTTATCAGAGCCTTGTACATATCGTATCTCTCTCACTAAGGATCAAATGGCGGAGGCAAGCCAATATGTTCCCCAAGAAATGATTGATAGTTTAAGAACTGGCACAGAAGTTGTTCGAGAAAATATTACAACAATTTATGGCGAAGAAAATGAAGTAATTAGCTGGGACGCTGAAGGGGAGCGATACTATATTGAAATTAATGATTTTGAAAAAGATATTGACGATCTGATGATGGGAACAGGTCTACGTCTTACTTTAGACCAAACAGATCGAAACCTGCCTCATGTGAAAGAATTTCATGAAATGATTTTTGGATTTCCAGAAATTGATGTAAATGATAGAATTGGTGAATTGGAAACGACTTTAACTCCAGCACAGGAAGAAGAAATTGAAAATTGGAAATAAAGCCAATATAATGACTTTAAAAAAACTTTACGAAAAAGTCTCGGAAGTAGGTTCGGCAAGGGCATATTTTTCCAATAGAAGCCCAGGCGACGATACATTCTATTATGGGCAGAGAGGAGATTTAAAAATTGATGAAGATGGATTTCTTTATTTTTCTGCGGATTGTGGTGCTGATAAAGATGAGAAACATTATCTTGGTAAATCAGCCTCAGACATTCATGCCCCATCTATTAGCTATTATAACTGGTAGGAAATGGATACAGAAGCGACCATTGCCCAAATTAACGAAATCTTAATATCAGCCGGGATCAAAGTTACTAAAATCGGTCACGCCGACGACCTAGCTTGGGCGGAATTTGACGGAGGTTGGATTAGCGCTGATGCTGCATTTGGAATCAATATTTCTTTTAAAAAAGGTTTAGTGATTTATGATGTTAAAGTTGATCTAGCGGCAATTAAGAATGTTGGGAAGATTATTAAAAAATTAAATGAGGTTGAGAAATTAACGAAATGAAAACTATGAAGAGTATTTTACATAAAACCCCTTAACGGGTAAACCAGTATTTACAGCGCGATAGCCCGCAGATTCATTTATAGAGTTGGATCTTGAAAAATCCTTGATATTTATATATTTTTCAAGAAAGTTCATTTCCAAATCGAAACAGTTGACACCTCTTCCGTATAGTTTTCGAACAGTGGCTGCAAGAGGAGGTATAGATTCTCCTACATATTCGAAAAACCACCGAAAACCTCCTGATGTCTTAGTTTTTCCTAGACAACATAGTGATATAGCTTTATGATTTAATCCGGTTTGTAATGCCGCCTCGACACCAGATTCATAACTTTTTACAAAATTCCCATTGAAATATTGAAAAACAGGTTTAGAGTGTGGCTGAGGAATGCGAGGAGGAGAGTAAGGGGAAGTCCCCTCATATTTCCAAATAAAACCATCACAGTTATCTCTTTCGCCCCTGCAACATTCTCTGATTCTATACTCAATCCCTCGACTTTTCCCTCTCAGAGAGTTTCTTATTTCTGTTAAATACTCCCAAGTTTTTATAAAAACTCCATCTAAAGAATATTGATTAACTCTTTTACTCGTGGGTAACGCTCTTGAATTTGAGGTTTTTGAAGTTCGTTCTTTCGCCGGGCGGTCCCATTCGTCCTTAGAGAGATTAACCAAAATACCTCCATTTTTCTCTCTCCCAAAAAATGCAATTATATCCTTTTCGAGGAACGCCGATTCTTGGTAAGATAAATCTTCATAAAGTTTAAATCGGATAACCTCCTCCCCTAGAACTCGTCTTATTTTATTTATTATCCTAGATTTCCGAAAAGGTTTAGAAAGTTCAGACGGCTTTGTATGTGCGTTAATTCTATCATCAAGACCGCGTCCGACATAAAATGGCTGATAAAGAAAAGTCCAGTCTCTAAATTCCCATTTACCAAGCTTCCGATTATCTAAGTATAGATAAACATAATTGTCTAGCCTGTAATTTCCACGACCCTTCTTCATATTATTTTACCCCCTTCTTAACCGCGAAATCTTCGATGGCACGCTCAATAACGCGAATTTGAGAAAGGTCAGTCTCTTTAACAATTCTCTTAAACAATTCTGATAATGACTTACTAAAGGTGAAGTGATATTTTTCGGTAACAATTTTTAATCTCATAGATACCTTTAGTTACAGGGAGCGTAAAACAATTTGAAATTTTATTTTAACAAATATGAAAAAAATACTTTTTTGTGATGATGATTCGTCCAGGCACTCGAAGTTCTTCCAAACTAAAGAGCAGGGTGATGAATTGCGTCAGGTTTGGAACGCGGCAGATTGCATTGAGGCTTTGAAAGAGGGTCGGTATGATCTCGTTTCTTTAGATCATGATTTAAATGGAGAGGCTTATCAAAATCCCGCAGAGAAGAATACTGGCTCAGAGGTTGTGAGATTTATTACAGCTAATAAGCCCGATGTTAAGGAATTTGTGGTACATAGTTACAATGAATTTGCCGCAAAAAATATGGTAGAAGATTTGCAAAAAGCGGGATATCGTGTAGAGTGGAGTCCATTTTCTTTATAAATGTTAGATAAAATCCGAAATCGTCTAGATAGACTAGGTATTGCCGTAAACTATGTTGGGGGCAACTATTGTGCAATCTCAACCGAGTATCGCGGCGGAAATAATCCTAATGGTGCTTGGTGTTACGAAAGTAATGTCTGGGATGCTATTGAATCTCGTTTCTTGACTTGGGAAAAGTTTGTTTCTATTTGCAAAAAGATTAGCGAGGCCGACGCAAAAAAGTGGCTTACGGGCACTGATGTTGATGACGGCGAATATGAAGAGCAAGACAAGGAAAAGATAAAAGTACAAAAATTTCTAGTAGAATCTGATTACGCCGATTTGGTAAAAAGCTACGATTTCTTCTTGCGGCGCGGAATTTCGAAAGAGACATTAGATTACATGGGGGCAGGTTTAGCACAAAATGGCCCCCTTTATGGAAGAATTGTATTTAAGATCCGAAATGATAAGGGGAAATTGATTGGGGCGGCAGGACGGGACGCATTGAATCGTGGAGAAAGGGGCGTCGTTAAATGGAAGCTTAAAGGCTCAAAGAGTGATTGGATTTACCCGGCATTTGAGAGGAACATCGAAGCAATTCGGCAGACTGGTCAAATCATTATTGTAGAAAGCATAGGAGATGTATTGCAACTTTGTGATTCGGGCTACTGGAATGTATTATGTAATTTTGGGTTGTCTCTATCTGCGGCGAGACTTAGCTTCTTATTAAAAATCAACCCAACCTCTATCTTCGTAGCTCTGAATGATGATGCAGACAGCTTGGAGAATAGGGGCCAAATCGCCGCTGCTAAAATAAAGATAAAGCTTTCTACTTTTTTTTCTTCAGATAAAATTATCAACGCCCCACCAAGCAAAGGTGATTTTGGCGAGATGAATAAAGAAGAGATTTCAAACTGGGTAAATAAATTTGACGTTAAATATTAAAAATATGGCAAGAGAATATCTTCAAACTGGGCTAAAATTTGAACGACTGACAGTAGTAAAATACGTTGGAAACCGTCTTTATCTTTTTAAATGTGACTGCGGGAAAGAAAAGGAATATTTACGGTGGAGTGTAACTAGCGGAAAAATAAAAAGTTGCGGATGTTTAGCTCAAGAATTCATGGATAACATTGGAGAGAGAAGTATTAAACATGGGCATATTAAAAATAGTATAAAAAGCCCAACCTATTCATCTTGGGAATCAATGTGGGCTAGAGTCAATCAAAAAAACAAGAAAAGGTATAAAGACTATGGAGGAAGAGGAATTACCATAGAAGAAAGATGGAAAGATTTTAGTTTATTTTTATTGGATATGGGGGAAAGGCCCGAAGGAAAAACTTTAGATAGAAAAGATAATAATAAAGGATACAGTATTGAAAATTGTAAATGGTCATCTTTAAAAG